ATTTTTTGATGTTCCTGGAAGTGAGCAACACGTACAGGAAATCTTCTTCAGAACATTTGGTACAAATTCAGATCTTCCACAACTTCCTGGTGGAACTGCTGTCAATCCTAATCAGTTCTACTATGCTAGGTATGTCACTGAGAAAACTTTCTCGGTATTCGCTACTAAAGCAGCTGCTGTAGCTGGTTCTCCTAGCATCACATTTAGCAATGGATTTGGTCAAAACTTCTATGTCTTTGCTAATAAGCGTGAATCTCCAGTTCTATTTGATCCTACTAGAGATGATAGTGCTTTACAACCAGATAATCAAGAAACAACTACAGGTCAGTGGTATATTCAAGTAACTGATGACTTTGATCCTGCTACTAATATTATCGCTAGAATGAATCAGATCGGTCAAGATCTTAAGGATGCTCGTTCTAAGAATACTACCTTCGAAAGATTGACTGATGATAGGAGTGCTTTAGATAGAATTTATCGTTTACGTTATGTCATTCCTAAGTTTGCTGATGGTGTACGTGATCCTCTTAATGGATTTGTTCTTAAGGCAAGAACTGACTCTACTAGACGACTTGTTCCACAAAGAATCGTACTGAAACCTGCTCAATCTGGTATTCCTAATGCTGCCTTGTTTGAAATTCAAATTCCATTACTTTCTGGTGGTACTGTATCTCAGCAATTAGGAATTCCAACTACCGATCCTAGCTACAACAGCAGCTTTACATATGATCCCTACAATAGCACTTCAGTCAAGCAGATTACTTCTGACAAGACAGATTCTAAGGTAGCGTTTAGCGTTCAATCTGCTAGAATTAATGATGATGGTTACTTAGAACTGGTTGCTTTCGATCATACTATCACCGATGATGCCGTAAGAAATGAACAGTTCATCACCGTTAAGATTACTGCTCCTCAAGGTCCTGGTAGTGGACAGTTTAGAGTTAATACATCAGAAAATAACGATCTAAACAAGATTTTCTGGAACGGATTTGCTAGTGGTTCTGGTTACGTTCAAGGTTACTTCAACCCTGATGGAACAGATGATCACTATCTCATCCTTAAAGAGCTAGAAGAGAACAACGAAGAAAGAGAAACAGTTGAGTACAACCCTGTTGTTGCTACAACTCTTTATCAACCTGTTCTAGATGCTGACAACGATCCAGTATTTGACTCTAACGGTAACCAAGAAATAATTTATGCTAAATTGCTTGCTAAGCAGGATAGTGTTGGTTCACCTAACTTCTCTAAGTCCAAGTCACTCAAGGAAGATTATCTCTATAGCGATAAGGAAACCAACGTCTTCACTTTAACCCCTGGTGACATCATTAGAGACGATGACAACAATCCTTATGAGATTGCTTCTGTTACCGATCTTGGTGAAATTGAAGATACATTCTATATCTTTGATGTTGAAGAGATCAAGCGTCGTATTCCTAACCAGCAGGAAGGTATTTACTATCTAACTTGTGTTAAGGGTAACATCTCTCCATATCCTACTGGTGCTGGTGTTGGTACAAACTTCCGTAACTTCAAGTTCTCTCAACCAATCGGTCAACTTTATCCTCTTGACTACAAGAACGATCCACTGTGGTTCCAGGTACGTCCAGATGGTACTAGAGATACAACAATTCTTGATACTCCATCTACTGTTTGTGCTGCCGATAACTTCATTCATGGTCTTGTTACTACAAACGACTATAAGAACAGCACAACCAAGGAAGTTGTCGAAGAACTTATTAAGAACCCTGCTCTTAGCAGATATGATTATGTAACTAATAAGATTGAAGCTCAAGATGGTAACGCTGCTTCTGGTTCAGAAGATCGTTTGATTCCTATCGCTGGTGATTCTCCATTCCCAACAGAACAGCGACTATACGTCGAACTACGTCGTCCTTCGATTGCTAGATCTGGTAACCACACGTTTGAATACCTTGGTTTCGGTCCTGGTAACTACTCAACTGGTTTCCCACTCCGTCAGGAAGTTGTTCTAGAAGACATTCAGGACTTCTATGCTCAGGCGAAGCGTGAAGACGGCGGTATCGTCTTCTACACGGGTCTAAACTCCAACGGTGACCTCTATATCGGTAACCGTAAGATCAACGCTATTACAGGCGAAGAGACATTCCTTGAGAGAGCAGAACTACTATCATCCGATGATGATGGTGAGGACGTTGGCGGTCTTGTTACTACCTTCGAACTTCCTGTTGCTTTTGAGCAGGAAATTACGGTTGATGGCGATGCTCTATTCAACAATCCAGTAACAATTAACGTTGATGAAGATGAACCAAACGCCTTCACTGTTGTTTCTAATGTTGACTCTTTTGCTGGCGGTGACGTTACTCTAGACAGTGCTTCTTGGAATAGAAGCACAATTGCTTCTGAAGGTAATGTAGTTATTCATCAGAACCAAGTATTCTCTGCTATCTTTAGATTGAACCCAAGAGGTAATTCTGCCCTTGCTGGTCAGGATTATAGCATCAGAACTCACGTTGGTGCTTCTCCATATAATCCAACTAACGCTACGCCAAATCAAACAAATAGCAATTTAGGTATTTCTGTTTCTTATGGCACCGCCGCTCCAACTGCTGGTGACGTTCTTCTCAAGGGTTCTGAAGTTGGTAAGACAGGATCACTTGGTTGGATCTTTGCTAACTTCTACACTCCAATCACTGCCAACATTGATAATATCATGGCAATGGGTGGCAATGTAGTTAGATTTAACATGGCGTCTGGTCAAACTACTGCCGATCTTACTGTTGGTCAAACAGTTGTGAAGATTGAAGGAGTTGGCGATACTACTGAGGGAACGAGATTTATTAGCATTAATGGTCTTAGAACTGTTTATGCTAAAGATACATCATGGTTTGAAGTTCTATCCCCAATTAACGTTAGCACAGCTTCTGCTGACACTCAAGGCGGTACTGCTATCGGAAACATTGGCAATACCGTAGTAATTTCTACTGGTGAGAACAAGTGGAAGGAAGTTGGTGTTTTAGGTGCTGAAGCACTTAGAACAAATACCGAAGTTAACGGTCAATATGCTCTTGGTATTAACACCCTTGCTAGAACAGCACACAGTGATTATACAGAAGGATTTGTCTCTGCTGCTACAACTCCAAGAGCAAATCTTGACGTTGTTGGTAATGCTTTCATTAGCGGCAGAACATTAACGTCTACAAATTACAATGTTCACTCTACTTTAGCTGATAGAACATTCAATGATGTTGATAATGCTCTACTCATCGGCGGAGATTCTACTGCTCCTAATGATGAAGCAACTCTCCGTGTTGCTACAAGTAACGGTCTACAGGCAGATGGTAATGCCAGAATTCACTCTGGTGGTCGTTTAGGTCTCAATGTCGAAGAAACCGACATGAACCACACCTTGACGGTTGTTGGTGATATGAGATTGACCGAAAATGCTCTGTTCGAAGAGAATTTAGCAGTCAATGGTGGTTCTTTAACAAGTACAAATAGTTCATTCTCGCTACTTTCGGGTAATGTAACTCAATTATCATTTGCTAGTGACGCTACTACAATTAACTTTGGTAATGCTCTAGGCAGCAGTGATACACAGACATTTAACCTTTCTACAAATGCTGGCAATCAGACGATTAATATCGGTACGTTTGCTCTTACTAGTGAACTGAATATCCACACTGGAACGTCTGGTATTCAATCTAAAGTTAATATCGGTACTATTCAGAATAATTCGACTGATACTACTAGATATTCAGTTCTTCAGTTTGGTGGTGTATTCAACAAAGAATCTAACTCGCTAGATACGGGTTCTGTATTCAAGATTAAGAATAGATTTACTCAGGTTGATGGTGACACAACCTTCGGTACTGGATTTACTACTGGTTCTGGACAAGTCAATTTACAAGCTAATACAGAAAGGGTGAACATGTTCACCTTGACTACAAGTAAGGTTTATTTTGGTACTTCTGCTTCTAGATTGTACATTGGTGCTGATGGTGGATTTACTCAAATCAATAACAGCTTGACTGTTAAGGCAGCAACTAGAATGGAGGGTGATGTAACACTCTCTGGTGGTCTAAACTCTGGTGAGTTCCAAGTAACTAGAGGTTCATTCTCCACCACTGCTCCTGCTCATGATCAAGGTGATATTGATGATGCTAACATTGACCTCTTTACTAGACAGGATGTAGACAGAGCAATTGCTACCGATGGTAATCAACCATGGGGTGATGCTACTAACTATAAAGTTGGAACTCCTGTCGATGAATACTATCTAACCTTCGATCTTCCTAGCACAACCGTCAACTTCCAAACTGGTGCTTATATCCTAATCGATCGCTCTAGACTTGCTATTGAAGATCCAACTAGATTCAGTGCTACTGGTGCTTCTGCTGGTAATCAACTTGTTAACTGTACTGATGTTACTTGGGTCAACCAATTAACTGGCGACCTTACTGATAACTTTGTTGAAATTCAAACAGATGGAGCAGTATTTGACCCTAGTCAAGACGCTCCCAACGCGGATTTCCCAAGTAATAAAGTTGCTAGGATTACCGCAATCACAGGCACTACTATTACTCTTGATAGGACATTTGCTACTCTACCTAGCACGAGTCTCTCATTAATTGGTGGCGAATCTACACAAGGTGATGCTCCAGTTGGTGAACAGTATAGCGAACTAGTTGAGATTCTAGAACTAACAAACCTGAACGCTATTGGTACTGACTCTCCACTTCAGATCAAGGTCAGAAGAGGTATGAACCAGCGTAATGAGGATGGTACTCTAATCACAGGAACTCCTGCTAATCAACCTGCTGGCACTCCAAATAGTGGTTATAAGTTCATTAGAGCTGACCACCCTGCCAACACTCCTCTTGTTAGATACAACCTTGCTGAAAATGTTAGCTACATTGAAGATGTTAATGGTTTACCAACAGCAACCAGCGGTACTAGTGCTGATGTTAACACTGGTGACTTCTCTGGATCTATTGGTATTGGCGACATCCTAAGATTCAGCGACACTGAACTTGCTATCATTACTGACATCAATACAACTTCACCTCAGAAGTTTGTAATTACTGATGGTAATGACACAACCCCTGTAATTCAATTTGAGGTTGATTCAACCAATGGCGATACCGTTGTCACTGGTAATCTTGAAGTTAATAAGTCAATTACACTTGAAGGATCTACGGCAAACGATTCACAGAAACTAATCATTACTAATGGTTCTGGAACCACTACATTCTCGGTTGATTCTGCTGATGGCGATATCTGTTCACGTGGTGATCTCTGGATTGGTGGTGCTGATTGTGACCGTCTAAGAGTTGATGGTGACACTGGAGATACTACCTTACGTGGTGGTGACTTCCTAATTAGTGGTGATGTTACAAGTAATCAAAAACTGTTTGTTAACAATAGCAGCGGTAACTTAACTCTTGCTGGTGTTGTTAACATCCAAGGTTCAGCAATGAACAACTTTGATGGTAGCATCAAACTAAATGGTGGTCAATTCCAGGTTAATAAAATTGATGATTCACCTGAATGGCAAGCATCTACTTCGTATGCTGATGGAGATACTGTCTATTACAGCACGAATATATACACTGTAAATACTGATGGAACCTCTGGTTCTACTCCTCCAACTCACAGCACTGGCACTCAAACTATTGGTGGTATTTCATATACCTTCCTGAAGTTACGTGAACCAGAAGAACTCTTTGAGGTTGAAAGCGATGGTTCTATAAACTTCGCTGAACAAGAAGGATTCTTTACACCTAAGGGTGCTAGAAAGTGGGAGTTTGTTGGTGCTGGTACTCAACTACATCAAGCAGAAAGCAATGTTAGTTACTTCGTTGCTCCTTCTGCTGATATGACTATCAAGTTACCATCCGAACCAGGAGTTGGTGATGTAATTAGAATCGTTGATGTTGGTGGTAATCTAACGTACAACATCTCTCTAAGAATGAGAGCTCCTGACGGCGTTGCTATTCAAGGTGATAATACAAATGGCAATTCACCTGATCTATCTTCCACCGACTATGATGGTGGTGAATTGGTTGTACAAACACCTCATGCTGCCTTTGGTTTAATTTATCTTGGCGGCACGAACTACGATGGAACATCTACTGGTGCTCCATCCTCAGCACTCGGTTGGTGGTTAATGGAGATCTAATCTAAAAATGCCAGGATACGCTGTAACAAAAACACAAAGAGCCCTCCCTATTGGTTCAATGCAACCATGGGGAGGAGACCTATCGGACATTCCAGCAGGATGGTTGTTGTGTAATAATCAAGAACTAAATGCTGGCGATTATCCACTTTTAGCACGTGTACTTAGAGACACTTATGGTGGAACAAGTTTTCAAGGAACATTTCCAAATTACACAGGAACGTTCCGTTTACCCCCAATGAATGATAAGGCAGCTGCCGATATTTCTACAGGATATTTTGGACTATATTCTGGTAGCAATGTTGATGCTTGGAGTGCTGGTGCTACAGTTTATGATGGAGATATTATTGTCTCTAGTGGTAAGTATTATTTGGTTCAACTTATTTCCGCAACAGCTGCTTCTGGCACATTAGGAACAACTGCTCCCACTCATACATCAGGAACTCAAGCTAATTCTACTACTGTAAATTTAAAAGCAGAGACCATTGTTGCTGGCGCTGTTCCGTCTCCGATTGATAATCCAGCTGCTTTGAATATTGTTAAGGATTATATTGGTGATTCTATTGGTGGATTTGAACCAGGAGATTTGGGTCCTCCAAACGTACAAAATGCTTTAACTGATATTAGTTTAGAATATGTTCCAGATCCTAACGGTACTATTGTAGCAGTTTCTTCCACTGGAACTGCTCCCGATGTAGACACAGCTAAGGTTTATACAGTTTCTGGTGATGATGTTCAACCTAGTACTAATATAAATTCTGGAGATACTAGTTCTGGAACGGGCGCTGCTTTCTTGGTGGTAATTAATACCGATGGTACGTATTCTGTAGCAACAAAACAGAAAGGAGAAGGTTATGAAATTGGAGATCGATTAATAATTGAAGGTGATGTTTTTAGTACTGATGGTGGTGTAGCGACGACAAATGATTTAACAATTACTATCAATCAGATTGGAGATTCTTATTTTGAGGGTACTATTACTGGACAAAGTATTATTAAAGGATTTGGTATTAAGGATGTGTATGTTATGCCTAGGAAACTAGGAAGATATCACATGGCACAGCACTTCCACGAGGGATTGTACGATACTCTTAATTATAATGATGCTAACGATCGACCAGGAAACGGTGCTTGTGTATTTGCTACTCCTGACTTTACATTTGCCGACTTTGCTTCTAGACGTAATCCATGTCCACCAGAACAACCTTTTGGTATTGGATGCCCAATTAATGTTCCTTTAGAACTATTTTGTAGTGCTAACCCAGGTGTTTATATTGGAAGTAATAAAACCCAAATTACTAACATGCAAACATCTCCATTTACTGCTGGTCCTGGTAGATATGCCATCGCTATTGTTGGTGGTGGATTACCTTTAAAAGGATATATTCCTGCTGGTACAGCACAAGCTGGTCACGGTGTTGGAAAATCTTGGTTTGATGCTGGTGCTAGCGTTGGTGTTAAGAATTTAAGAGATGCTGCTAACAATACATCTGTTGGCAAAACTGCCAGTAAAACTGGAGATGCTGGTCAAAAATTGGCGTGGTTGAAGCAAGAAGGTGAATTTCATCCTGGATTTACTGTTCCTTTCTCCGATTCTTCTCAAGCAGTTGCTACAGCAAATGTCTTGAAAGTAATTGATAATAATGATGCTGGTGCAGTAGATCATGGACCATTTCCAGTGTTATTTAATCATGCTGCTACCGACTTTTTGAATGATACTGCCTCAAATAGTTTTGGAAGTGTTGATGTTATTGAATCTCACGATCATGATGGAACATTTTCTGTTCAATATGATGGAACTAATCTCGATGTATCTGAACAAATACAGGTAAAAGCACAACCTCTAGTTACTCCAGACAATATTCCTAATGCTTTACAAATCAGATTTACTACTAGAGTGGCATCACTCACAATGACCAATCTCATCAGGGCTTATTAAATGGCACGCTACTACGTTAACGAAAAAGCTAGGTTTGGTGGTGTCGCTGGTACTATCATTCCTTTTCCACAACAATTACCAGCAGGAAATACTCCTGACGCTGGTAATTGGAGAGCATATTTACCAGCAGGATTTTTAAGATGTGATGGTTCTGTACTTAGTGCTTCCGAGTATCCTGTTCTAGCAGAAATTCTAGGGACAGGAGATAATTGTAAATTCCAAAAAGAGGGACAAGAACTATCATCCAATGAGTTTGCGTTACCTGATTTAGGATCTAAGTATATTTCTGGATCTGCTTCTTCTGGTACATTCTTGAATTCCAAGATCGAAAATACAGATTCTACTCAGGGATATAGAGTAGGTTCTGAGGTTGAGATCTCATCTTTGGTTGGTAGTACACAAACAATTACATACGGCGGTACTTTTGAGCTGGTTCCTTTTACAGCAAAAAGTTTCATTGGTAATCCTCAGTTTAAAACTATTTCTTCTGATGGAAATACATTGAATGCTTTCCTTAGCGATCAAGCATTCCAGGCACATGGACATGATGCTACAATTGGTGTTTTTAGTTATTTGGGAAACTGGTCGGATTCTATCTTTGTTAGTAATGACGGTGCTGCTTTAGGTGGTAACGATGCTCAAAACGAGGGATCTAATAATCTAGTTCAGGTTCAACAACCAACAGGATCATCTGCTGTTGTTGCCCACTCACACCAAGTTCAATTTCCTAGTAGTGCTGATATTGCTGCTGCTAATGAAATGACTTATCAGTTGTTAGAACCTGCTACTGGTGAAATTGAAATTGATCCTTTAGGACTAGAAACTACGGTTACTATCACCACAGAAAATATTTACAAGTTGGATGAAGCAACTCCTCCATACATTTTAGTAGAATACATTATCAAGTTCTGATATGGCAGCAAAAGTAGTTTGTATATCTGTAGTTGACGAAGCGGATACTTCCACTCATCTTAATAATAGAAATTCTGACTTTAATACTTTTAGAAGTACATATCCAAATAGAGAATTTTGGTTATTAAATCCACAACCATCATATACCAGTCAATTAGGTCTTCCTAGTGCGTGGAATAGTGATCCTCTTACTTTTGGTCCTATTACTGTTAGTAGATTAGATAGTAAATATGGAACGTCAACAGTTCCACCAACTTCTGATTGGTTTACTATTACTGGATTAGATCAAGCAGAAGAAGGAAGTGTCGTATCATTAGCAGTTGATACTTCTGGTTCTACTGTTTTGGCTGATGTCCAAGATTCTTATAACCAGTTTATTTCTGATTGTAATGCTGCTGGATTTGTCTTAGTTGTTAATACCACTTTTGGTAACGAACGCTGGATTGCTCCACATAATGTATCTGTTCCACCAAACACTTCTATTAGTGTATCTCCATCAACTATTTTAAGAAATGGTAGTGGAGCAACACTCTCTTGGACATCTGCTGGTGATATTACTGATATAGCTGTTACTGGTGTCACAAATCCTGGTCTTTCTGGTAGTGTCACAGTTAATCCACAAAATACTACAACATACGATATTACTGCCGAAGGTCCTGCTGGAGATTCAGGTGATAGTGTTACTTTAACAGTTGTAGATCTACCTAATATTTCTTCTTTTACTGCTTCTCCTAATCCACAAACTAGCGGTACAGATGGAATTCCAAATTATAACACTACATTGAGTTGGTCGGCGTCATCTGATCTAACTATTACCAGTGCCACAATCAGTTCTGGTACTTATTCTGCTTCTGTTCCAAATCCAAGTACTAGTGGATCTTTTGAGGTAACTAATTTACCTCAATCTGTAGCTGGTAGTGGTGGAGCTAGTAGAACATATACATTGACGTTGTGTCACTCGTTGGGATGTTCTACCGAAACAGTAACTGTAGAGGTTACTAATGATAATACACCATCTAATACCTGGACTACGGAATTTACTGGGTTGGAACCAAATACTGAATATGCTAAAAATCTTGGGACTTTAGCTGGCATTGACATGGTAACTAAAGTATCATGCCCTACATCAGGTGTCTTTTTTGCTAATGGTGCTAATGGATCTTACGCTAATCCACAGTATTTTAGTAATGGTCAAAATGTTTATATGAAAATGATAACATTACCATTTAATTCTGACCTTAGTAATTTACCAGCAGATCAAACATTTGGTAAATCAAATCCTAAAACAGTTAGCGTTACTATTGGTAGTTTGAGTGCTTTTGATGTTACTTTTACTACTAGACCACCTAACATTGGAGAAACATTTAATTTTGATGGGGCATCTGGTGAATATCCTTATGAAGATATTGATTTAATTACTAATACTCCTAGTGAATATGCTGTAACTCAAACTC